GAGAAGAAATAACAAAAGCTATAGTAGCCTACCGCAAGCAGAAAGAGGGCGAGTGGATAAGCCTTGAGCCAAGTATAGGGCTGTATGCGTGTTCGTTGTGCGACCATCGTATACTTCGCGCAAAGTGCAACTATTGCCCAAACTGCGGCGCAAAAATGAAAGGCGGTGCGTGATATGGTATGCAAACTATGCCCTACAAGAAAGTATTGTTGGGATAAGGGAAATTGCGAGGGCTGTGCTTACGCAAAGGCTTTTGAAAACCTCAACGCAAAAAACAAAAGGCTCAACGCGAAAAACAATGCTCTTGAGGCAGAAAACAAAGAATTGAAGGATCGGTTAGATACTATTCTTAACCCTGATTTTTGAAAGGAGAATGAAATGGCACGATACAAAGATGTTGACAAACTGATTGCCCACCTCAAGGACGAGATCGAGGGGTGCAAAGACAAATCCTGCGGCACAGCGTTAGGACTCAAAATGGCTATATCCTTTGCGGAGACACTCCCGGAGGAAGGCGTTGTACCGAGGGCGGAGGTTGACGTGATAAAAGCAACGCTTGAGAACGAAGCCTTAAAGCGCGAGAAGTTAGCGCAGATACTTAACTCCTATGCTTTGCAGTATGGCACAGTGAAAGACCAACACGAGGTCATAGATAAAATAAAGTGTGAGACGGCGAAGGAGATATTTGCGGAGATTTACGAGGATTGCTTCGACCAATTCGGCTATATCGATTACGATGCTCTTATCCAACTCAAAAAGAAATACACAGGAGGTGAGTGATGTCCAAATACGAATCCAAGTATGCGGTGTGTCCGTACTACAAAAAGCACGATGACAACCGCATTCGGTGCGAGGGGATAGACAAGGACTCCTCGATCCACGTTGTTTTCGGCAACAAGGTGAAGCTGAAGGAGTTCAGCGTGAGCTACTGCAACTCCTTTGCCGGGCACCGCAAATGCCTTGTCTGCCAAGCACTTAACAAGAAGTATGGGGTGAATGACGATGAGGATTAAATACGGTACCAAGTACCACAACATAAAAACCAAAGCCTCGGACGGCAAGATATTTGACAGCAAGAGGGAAGAGGGGAGATATGAACAGCTCCGTCTGATGGAGAAGGCAGGAGAGATCACCGACCTTCGACTGCAAGTTCCCTACGAGCTGATACCGAATCAGTATGAGACATATGAACGCTACGGCAAGAGAGGGCAAAGGCTCAAGGACGGCGTAAGACTGCTTGAGAAGAAGGTCGAATATGTAGCCGACTTTGTCTACATAGACATCAAGACGGGCGAAGAGATTGTGGAAGACGCAAAGGGGAAGCGCACAAAGGAATACATAATAAAGCGCAAGCTTATGCTCTATATCCACGGAATCAAGGTGCGGGAGATATAGAAAAACAAGAAAGTATGTAGGTATGTAAACTTACATACTTTTTTTATTTTTTTGGGGGGAGGGGGGTGTTTAGGTTTCAAAAACAGATGGTGTATACTGTTTTCATAAAACGGCGAAAGGAGTTTCCTGTGGATTGGCAAGCTATCAAAACAGATTACATAACAGACGAGTCTTCCTCATACAGGAAGCTCGCTAAAAAATACGGAATTTCATACACTTCCATAGGCGATAGAGCGCGAAAAGAGGATTGGGCTTCGGCGCGAGAACAGTTCCAATCCAAAACACTATCAAAAACACTGTCTGCCATATCAAACGGGCAAGCGCGGAGGGCGGCGAGGCTGCAGACCGTGGCAGACAAGCTGCTCGACAAGATCGAGGATGCTGTTGACAACCTCGATATGAAGGAGCTTTTCCTCGACAAGCAGGCGCTTCGTCAGGTCACGGCGGCGATGAAAGATATCAAAGACATACTGATGATCAAATCCGAGGCTGACTACCGAGAGCAAGCGGCACGTATCCGCAACCTTGAGAAGCAAGCAGAGGCGAGCAAGGATGAGGGCGACGGCATTGAAGTGATCATCGGTGCGGAAGCGGAGGAGTACAGCGGATGAAGACATTACGCATACCCCCACCGAGTGATAAGCAGAAGCTCTTCCTCAAGGCTACAACGAAGCACGTTGGCTTTGGAGGCGCGAGAGGCGGCGGCAAATCTTGGTCTGTGCGCACGAAGGCAAAGCTGCTCGCGCTGAAATATCCGGGAATACGCATCCTCATAGTGCGAAGAACTTACCCGGAGCTTATCAACAACCACATCAACATACTGCGCAAGGAGCTGCTGGGCATTGCCAAGTACAATGACAAGGACAAGGTGCTGAAGTTCTGCAATGGCTCTACGATCAATTTCGCGTACTGCGACAACGACAAAGACCTTGACCGCCTGCAAGGTGTGGAATACGATATCATCGCTCTTGACGAGGCTACACAGCTTTCGGAGCACCAGATGAAGACCATCACGGCTTGCCTTCGCGGTGTTAACAACTTTCCCAAGAGAGTGTACTACACCTGCAACCCCGGAGGGCAAGGGCACGGCTATATCAAGCGCATATTTATCGACAAGAAGTATGGCGACGGAGAGATACCCGAAGATTACTCCTTCATACAGAGCCTTGTGACGGACAACAAGGTGCTGATGGAGAGCCAGCCCGACTACATAAAGCAGCTTGAGGCCCTGCCGCCGAAGCTGCGCCGCGCGTGGCTTGAGGGCGATTGGAATGTATACGAAGGACAGTTCTTTGAGGACTTCGCAGACAGACCCGACCAATACGCTTCACGGCAATGGACACACGTTATTGAGCCCTTTGACATACCCGATTCGTGGAAGATATATCGCTCCTTCGACTGGGGCTACAACAAGCCCTTCTCTTGTATGTGGTTTGCCGTTAACCACGATGGCGTGGTTTACCACATTCTTGAGCTTTACGGATGTACGGGGACACCCAACGAGGGCGTGAAGTGGACTCCCCCACAGGTATTTGCAGAAATACATAGGATCGAGACGGAGCACAGATGGCTGAAGGGAAAGAAGATTGGGGGCATTGCCGACCCTGCCATATGGGATGCCGAGACGGGCGAGAGCATAGCAGAGACGGCGGCAAAGCACCAAGTATTCTTCACACCGGGCGACCACAAAAGAATACCCGGTTGGCTGCAATGCCACTATTACCTCGCATTCGATGAGAACGGCTTCCCAATGTTCTATGTCTTTAACAACTGCAAGAACTTCATACGCACGATACCTCTGCTTCAGTATGATGACCACAAGCCCGAAGACATCGACACGGACGGGGAAGACCACATTGCCGATGCCTGGAGATACTTCCTTATGTCTCGCCCCATCAAGCCAAGGATACCGCAAAAGGCGGACGAATATGCGACAAACCCGCTAAACGTATTCCTTGACGTGAAGAAGGAAGACCTTGGCAAGAGGACGGCAAGACAACCAACATTTGAAATCATATCGGAGGACGAATAATGGATATAGAAGAAAAGAAAAGGATGGAGGCAGAGGCGATGCAGAAAGCACCTCACACACCTCCCACGGGTAGCACCGACTTACAGAGGCTCTACGAGGCGCAGAGAAGCAGGATGGCTATGGCTTCGGGACTCACTCCCACGGGTGCTATGGACGGCTTCAAGGCTCTCGCGCAGGTTATCGGCAGAGAGCAGATACTGAAAGCAAACGCTACCCTGCAGAAATACAAGGAGGGCAAAGCCAACCTTGAGAGGCGCATCGTGGAGAACGAGCAATGGTACAAGCTGCGCCACTGGGAATGTATGCGTAAAAAGGATACATCCGAGGTACAGCCGACATCCGCTTGGCTATTCAACTGCATAGCAAACAAGCACGCGGATGCCATGGACAACTTCCCCTCACCCAATGTCCTGCCGAGGGAAGAAGGGGACAAGGGCGAAGCCGAGATGCTGACGTCCATTATTCCCGTGATCCTTGAGCAGAACGACTTTGAGGAGGTCTACTCCGACGTGATGAACTACAAGCTGAAGATGGGCACGGGCGTATACGGCGTTTTTTGGGACAAGACGAAGCTGAACGGACTCGGCGACATATCCGTACGCAAGATCGACCTTATAGGCCTCTTTTGGGAAAGCGGCATTATGGACATACAACGGTCCCGCCACCTTTTCAACGTGGAGCTTGCCGACAACGACCTTCTTATGCAGAGCTACCCGCAACTTGAAGGAAAGCTTTCCTCGGCGGCAATCGACGTGACCAAGTACATTTACGATGACAACGTGGACACAACGAACAAAAGCGTGGTGGTGGACTGGTACTACAAGAAGAACCAAAACGGCAAGACGGTGCTTCACTACTGCAAGTACGTGAATGACGTAGTGCTTTTTGCGACGGAGAACGACCCGAACTTCGCCGAGAGAGGACTATATGACCACGGGATGTACCCCTTCGTATTCGACCCTCTTTTCATTACCGAAGGCACACCGACAGGCTTTGGCTACATTGACGTTGGCAAGGATTCGCAGGAGTACATCGACAGAGGCAATCAGGCGATCATGAAGAATATGCTTGCCAATGCCAAGCCGAGGCACTTTATCCGCACGGATGGTGCTGTGAACGAGGAAGAATATGCAGACCTTTCCAAGGACTTTATCCACGTTGACGGCAACCTTGGGCAGGACTCCATCGTCCCCGTGCAAGGCAAGCCTCTCAACGACATATATGTTTCCGTCATCAATAACAAGATAGACGAACTCAAGGAGACAACGGGCAACCGAGACATCTCCACGGGCGGTACTACATCAGGCGTAACGGCGGCATCCGCCATAGCCGCGATGCAGGAGGCAGGAAGCAAGCTCTCACGCGACAACAACAAGGCCTCCTACCGCGCCTTCCGTAAGGTATGCAATATGGTCATAGAGCTTATACGCCAATTTTATGACCTGCCGCGCTGTTTCCGCATTATGGGCGAGAACGGTACTGCGCGATACGTGCAGTACACCAACAAAGGTATACAGCCGCAGCACCAAGGCACGTTTTTTGACAATGACCTCGGCTACCGTGCGCCCGTCTTCGACATTGAGGTGACTGCACAGAAGCAAAGCCCATACTCCAAAATGTCGCAAAACGAGCTTGCGCTTCAGTTCTACAAGGGCGGATTCTTTAACCCGCAGATGGCCGACCAGGCACTCGCCTGCCTTGAGATGATGGACTTTGACCGCAAGCACTTCATTATGCAGAAGATATCGCAGAACGGCACGATGTATAAGCAGATGCTACAGATGCAACAGCAGATGCTGATGCTTG